TTGCAATCTTATCAATCACAATTGGATTCTCGTTGTCAAGTTGTTGGAACTTTATTTCAGAGCCATTGTAGAGTTTCATACCCATATCCTCTTGGCGACGTATTATTTCTCCAATAGGGTCATGTGGTTGCTTCTTGACTGAACGGTCAACAAGTGGGTACATCTTCTTTAGGGAATCGGATACTTTGCCCGCACCCCAGAAATCAGCAACATTACGCATGAAGCAAACAATCTTCGCATTGTCGTTCATAGCAAGATATTCAATGGGCGCATAGTATAAGGCTATCGTTTTGCCTGAGCCAGTCGGACCAGCGAGTACAACAAAGTCCGCATTGGAGCGAATGGCATACTTTTGATTTCCATCCTCCAATGGTGCTAATACTATGTCGTTACGTTTTCTTGCCATGACGTTAAAAGAAATTTCTTGCCACAAAAGTACACATTATTCAATGTGTCTATTAATCGTACACAAGTAAGTTTATGTTGTTTTGTATTTTTTTCAAAATCTTTTCATTTTGCGGCTTTTTTGAACTTTTCCTTTCTTTCTATTTTTGCACAAACAATTTGTTTTATTCACGTTAAAAAATAGTAAGTAGCTATGGAAGTAACAAAAGAAACGGTGTTGGAAAGTATGAACGCCTATTGCACAGAACGAAAGTATGGTTCTGAAAACCTAACCGACGGATTCAAGGAGAAATTCTCTAATTTCTTTGTCAAAAAGTACGAAGGCAAAGATGTTGAGCAGGAAGAGATGGTTGCAGACTTGCACTTTAATCTCGACACCGCATTCAGCGCATCCGTTGACATCAACTCCTCTCTGAAAACATCCTTTGAAGCAAAGGAGAACGAGTACAAGAATCAGATTGCAGAGTTGACAAAGAAACTTGACAAGAAGCCCACAACAATCGAGACTCCTGTAATTCCCAAAGAACTGCAAGACCAACTTGATGAGTTGAAGAGGTACAAAAACGAAGAGGTAAAGAAAACCAAATTCGCATCCATTATGGATATTGCCAAGAAAGGAATACGCCAAGACCTACACAAGTCTTTCGAGACGTTTGCAAACGGTACAAACGTAGACCTTGAAAAAACAGACAAGGAGCAGGCAGATGCTCTCGTATCACGATTCCAAGAAATCTTCAAGGATAGTATCGGTGACATTAAGCCACTCGCTCCACAGCAGGTTCGCAAAAACGACGAAGCTGTATTGTCTGGACTGAAGAAAGTAAAAGTTTAACAAACTAATTATTAAGTATTATGTCACAGATTACAAACTTAGCTTATTTCTACGAGCGTTCACGCAAGGTTCGTGGCGGTCGTGCGGTTTGGGTAAAGGACAGCAATGGCGAAAGCCGTAAGAATGTGCTTCTTGGAGGTACTATCCTTAATCCGAACAAGGGCTTTGGTCACTTGTGGGCTGCACAGCTTGTACAGTACACTCCTGCCGAGGGTTGTCTTATCTTCCGTTCGTTCGAGGTAAGTGATGCTGCATTGGCAAGTGCAACAACCATCAAGATTAAGGGTGATGGCTTTAGCGATGCTCCCGAAGTTGGTCAATTCATTATGATTGCCCCAGACAATGTTGCAACTGCTGGTAATTATGCAAAGATTACCGCTGTTGAGTATGATGCAGAGAACGCAAAGTTCAATGTAACTCTCGCAAGTGCTCTTGGCACTGCCCTTGAAGGTGGTGAGATTCTTGTAGAGGCTGACGCAGCTGCTGATGCCGCTCTTGCTGAACCTACTGGTAAGGCTACCGTTCTTGTTCCAAACCCCAACACTTTCATTGAGGCTGATGCAGACCTGATGCCTACCGAGGGTTATGGTTTGGATGGAACTGCCAACTACTCTATCTCTACAGTACACGACAAGGAGGCTTGGATTGTTAAGATGCAGCCACTGCCTAAGTACGTGCTTGCAAAGAACCGCTCTTACATCAAGGGTATTTTCTGGATTTAAAACTAAAGGAGGAAACAAAATATGGCAAATGCACTGAAAAATTTTTGGACTCCCGAAGAGACCATTAACAAAATGTATGACCGACTGTTTGATACCGACAATGTTGGTTATCTTCAGCAGTTGGTAGACACTATCGACATTGACGAGAACTCAAACTTCTGGACTGAGCACTTCATTGTCGAAGGAAACGAGTACGACATCGACCTCGCAGACACCAAGAAGAATCCAGCTTGGACTGTTCGCCAGCGTGACATTCGTGTTGTTCCTATGGCTGACCCAATGGCTCCTCTGTCGGAGACTCGTCAGCTTGAAACCGAGGGCTTTGGGGAACAGACTGGTTCTATCTACGGATATGGTAAAGGTTTGTTTGAAACCTCTATGTCAAAGCAGGCTTTGCAGGCTCAGTTGGCACAGATGTCTCCCGAAGACCGTTCTCTTGTAACCGCTATGCAGCGTGGTATTGCAGACCTTATCAAGACTCACAACCTCCGTCTGTCTAACATGGCGGCTATGACGCTTTCTTATGGTGGTGCTTACAACACTACTACTGTACAGGGTACTGCACCTGTTGGTGAGAGTGGCACTTCGCAGGGTGGAAGTGGTGTTGTTGTTACACAGCGTCCTTACATTCCTCTGGCTAACTTCAAGAAAGCTGGTGTTAAGGTTTGGACTGACGCAACAGCGGACATTCCTTCTCAGATGCAGAAGATTGAGTATGACTTCAAGGTTGCCAACAATCTCGATGAGTCTACTCCGTTCGAGTGGGATATTCCTTACGACATCATTGTCAACATTCTGTTGAAGAACTCTTTCTTTATCGCAGAGGTGAATCGTTACATCCGTCTTGAAGCACCCGACAAGGTTGTTGTCATAACCAATGGCAATTCTAACCTTGACACCAACGTAATCACCCTTGACCAGTTGGTTGCTTATAGTCGCAGTAGCATTTCCAAGATTTCACCCATCCGTGTTGTCCGCGAACAGCAAACTGTTCAAGGCATCACCACCTATACTACCGTAAAGGGTTGGAAACCCAATACCGTTGTATTGCGTCCTCTTGGCTATGCAGGTGTTGTTGTTCATGCAAGCACCAGTGATGTTGAGTTGATGCGCAGCGGTGAGGTCAATAACACCGTATCTTGGTCTATCGGCAAGTGGCGCAACCTTATCTACGTCATCAACAAGGTCGTTCCCAACGGAATGTTGAAGTCGTATCATACGGATGCAATCGGTCGCTATGCTACCGTGCTTACCGAATCACCTTATCACGTTTGCGTTGACATCAGCACCGCAGATGCGTAAGGATTGATTACTAAATAGAGTTTTCTTGGTTCATAATTAATATAGTTTAAAGTTGCGATGACGGTACTTGAATGGCTTAGAGCGGCAACACGTTACACTTTTGATGATGAAACATTTAAAAAGATAGCGTGGGATAGGGAATGTGACCCTGATTCAGATATTTATGGCGGTGATGTTTCACAACGCCAAAAGGACTTGATGACGGCTGATATTATCTTTACTGCCGTACTTTTAAGCCCTTCAAGCACGTCCTCGTACCAAAAGGCACACAATGGCTATCAAGAAAGCATTGGTGCTGAAACTGACTATTATCAAGACAAGAAAATCACTTATGCTATCCAAATCTACAACAAGTACGATGATACAAAGGCTGATGTTTTGGACAGCATCAAGAAAAAAATCAAGTTGATACCTATTGTTGACGTTATTCGGTTATGAAAACGAGCAAGATACTTGAATACCCGTATTGTGGACAAATCTACCATGTCGTTGATGGTATGGGTCGTGAAAGCGACACCGAAACATTGCTCTATGAAGGAGTAATGGATGAACATCAAGTGACGGACGAAGAGGGTTCTACAATGCAAACGGCATCTTACATCATTTCCATACCTTGGAAAGACTATTGCACTTGTTGCGGCGGTGGTGTGACGTTGCCTAAAAAGGGTGACAGGATTGTCTTGTTACGTTATGGTGAAGAATTTGAGTTGCGTGTTGACAATGCAGAGCCATCGCAAATCGGTGGCATAAGCATTTACGCATCAAGGGCAGATTGGTGATATGGCTACAAGGGTACGATTTAGCAAAAGCGAGTTTCGCAAGGAATTGATGAAACGCAAGCGGGAATACGAGAATGAACAAACCATTCGTCTCGTCGCTTACGCCAAGCAACAAATCGTATTCATGGCCGCCGAAATTGAACAAATCATCACAAGCCAAGAAGGTAGCACAGGCAACCTTTTGGACAGCCTTTGTTGGGGT